TTCTGTCTAGCGGCAGAAATCCACGAGAGCGGTCGGTAGGTCGCGGGAGGTGTGCGTGCGAATGATGGTCGTTGGGTCGGGTGACGGGGCGTTGCCGCGCGGTAGGGTGTGGCTCTACTCGGCAATGTGTTGGTCGGACAACCGCACCGGCGCGAGGCATCCGTCGATTGAGGATGGCGGCGTTGCAACGGTATTCACCAATAGGCGCAAGGCCGAGCGCGCTGTCACGAAGTATCGCAAGGACGGGTTCAAGGCCGACCTCGTCCGCATCGGATACTGGTGAGGGCATGGCGACAACCAAGAAGAAAGCAGGGACCGTCAACGGCATCACGGTCATCGACGGCGTCCCGCTCGTGAAGCTCGCGAGCATCAAGCCGTTCAAGCTCAACCCGCGCACGCACCCCGAGGAGCAGATTCGCGCACTCACCGCGTGGATTATGGAGGTCGGCTTCATCGTCCCGGTCCTCCTCGACAAGAACCACGGACTCATCGAGGGGCACGGCCGCGTCGCCGCAGCGAAGGCGCTCGGGATGGACCGCATCCCCGCGCTCTCGGCGAACCACCTCACCGAGAAGCAGGTCCGCGCGCACGTCATCGCCGGGAACAAGCTCGCGGCCATGGCAACGTGGGACCCGCTCAATCTGAACGCCATGCTCGAAGAGGTGAAAGTCGACTACGACCTGCGCGCCATCGGCTTCTCGGACGTCGACCTCAAGCGGCTCGGCGATGACGTCGACCGACTGCTGATGCAGCGCGACTCGCAGCCGGACCCGGACGAGCGCGCCGTCTCTCGCGGCGAGGAACCGGCGCACGACGACGAGGAGGGCGAGAGCGGCGGCGAGGAGAGGCTCCCCGAGCGCGGCCCCGATGAGACGGTGCCGTTCTCGGTACTGCTCACGCAGGACGAACGCACGGAAGTCTACGCCGCCATCCGCAAGGTCAAGGACCGCGACGGAATCTCGATGTCGTCGGTCGCGATGCTCACCATCATCAGGGAGTGGAACCGATGACACAGTTCACGCCGGAAGCACCCGCAGACATCACGCTCGCCCCGAAGGCGTTCTCGTCGTGGGAGTGGGGTACGCGCGTCGAACTCGACCGCGCCTTCCCGAGCTACCTCTCGTCCGTCGTAGGGAACACGGGGAACGGCAGCGGCGGCACGCTCCCGCTCGAAGTCGACGACACGCACTACGGCTACGTCGACGGAGACGAGGGCGACTCGGCGATGATTGTCTACGAGTGCCCGGACGGGAATCCGCGCGCCATCGTGATTCACGCGGGCATGGCGTTCTCGGTCGCGGGACCGGCGCAGGTGATGACGCGCAAGGCGCGCGTCGCGGTCATCTCGCGCGAGCAGTACCGCGGGCTCCCGATGTTCGTCGGCCCCATCGAACAGGAGGGTAGGCTCAAGTACATCGACGGCTGCACCGACTCCCTGCTCATCCCTCCCGTGAAGCTCGGCGACCCCTGCCTCAATCTCCTCTACTTCCCCCCCGGCATCGACCAAACGACGCATACGCACCCGTCCGACCGCATCGGGCTCATCCTCTCCGGGCACGGCCGCTGTCACGCATGGGACCTCGACGAGACGACGGGCGAGTACGTCGAGAAGCTCATCGACCTCACGCCGGGGATGCTGTTCACCATCCACACGAACGGAAAGCACAAGTTCTCGACGCCGTACGGTGAGTCGATGCGCGTTCTCGCGTACCATCCCGATAGCGACTTCGGTCCCGAGGACGAGAACCATCCGATGCTCAACCGGACCATCGTCGACGGTGTCTCGGCGAAGCACATCGACGCTATCCGAACGGAGTAGCTCGCATGGCACGCAAGAAGTTCACCGACGTCGACGTCCTTACCGCCACGCGCGAGAGATTCGCTCTACTGTTCGAGCGATTCGACCGCGTCGTCGTCTCATTCTCCGGTGGTAAGGACTCGACGGTGTGCCTCAACCTCGCGCTCGAAGCAGCGCACGCGGCGGGGAAGCTCCCGCTCGAAGCGCACTTCTGGGACGAGGAGGCCATCCACCCGCAGACCATCGAGTACGTCGAGCGCGTCCGCGCGAGGCCCGACGTCAAGCTCCACTGGCTCTGCGTACCCATCACGCACCGCAACGCTTGCTCGCGGCAGGAGCTTTACTGGAAGCCGTGGGACCCGGAGAAGCGCGCGCTGTGGTGCCGTCCGCTGCCCGAGGGAGCCATCAGCACCTTCGACGGGTTCGAGGACGGGATGACGATGCCGGACGCCGCGCCGTTCGTGTTCTCGCCGGAGGGAGGGACGGTCGCCGACATCCGCGGGCTCCGCGCCGACGAGAGCATCCGGCGTCTGCAAGCGATGACGGCACGGATGAAGGAGAACTGGATTGGTGGTCCGCGCCGCGGGTTCAACTCGCCCATCTCGCCCATCTACGACTGGACGACGGTCGACGTCTGGACCGCGCCGCGCCTCTTCGGGTGGGACTACAACCGGACCTATGACCTGTTCAACATGGCGGGCGTGCCGCTCTCGTTGCAGCGCGTGTGTCCGCCGTTCGGAGAGGAGCCGCTCGCGAACCTCCCGCTCTACGCCGTCTGCTGGCCGGAGCTATGGGAGAAGATGCTCGCGCGCGTACACGGCGCACGCACGGCCGGGCGCTACGCCAAGACGGAGCTATACGCCTACGGCGGGCAGTCGAAGCCGAAGGGGATGACGTGGCGCGAGTGGGCCTTCCGGACGCTCGACCTCTACCCGAGGCACTACCGGAACATCATCACGGCGAACATCCAGCGCGTGATGGAGATGCATCAGGGCAAGACGAACCGGCCGATTCACGACACCGACTCCGACCCGCTCACCGGCCTGTCGTGGAAGTTCCTCGCGATGGTCGTCACGCGCGGGGACCTCAAGGGGCGCAAGGTGCAGATGCTCAACAACAGAGCAATCGTCGAACGGAACAAGCAGGGACTCGAAATGCACGAGGTCATGGACGACGTCGACGGGACGCGCTACTAGGGGGACGGATGAACGCGCTGACGAGCAAGCGACTCGAAAAGCAGCCGGTGTCGACGGTGCGGTGGATTCACCGCGACGAGCTACAGCCGAACGACTACAACCCGAACAAGGTGATGCCGCCCGAACTCGAGCTATTGGTGCTGTCCATCATCGAGGACGGCTGGACGCAACCCATCGTCTGCCTCTCGGACCTCACCATCGTCGACGGCTTCCATCGCTACACCGTCAGCGCCGACCCGCGCATCATCGCGCAGACGAACGGCTACGTCCCGGTCGTCATCATCACGGCGGACCCCATTCACCGGAAGATGTCGACCATCCGGCACAACCGCGCGCGCGGGCAGCACGGCATCCTGCCGATGTCCGACATCGTCCGCTCGATGTACGAGTCGGGCGTCTCGAAGGACGACATCATCCGTCGCCTCGGCATGGAGGACGAAGAGGTCGACCGGCTCCTCGCCTCGTCGGGAGCCCCGACCACTCACGGCGCGGGCTTCGGCAAGTCGTGGACGCCGACCCGGGACTAGCCAATGGCGCTGCTCAGCCCACGAGGCTACGCACAGCATCGCGGGTGTGCTCTCTCGACCGTGCAGCTTGCGCTCAAGACGGGACGCATCAAGGCCGAACGCAACGGGAAAATCGACCCGGCGAAGGCCGACGCGATGTGGGCCGCCCGCACCGACACGCGCCGGAACCGCGCCGACTCCGATGCTATCGGCGAGAGGTTCCAGAGCGCGCGCTCGGTGCGCGAGGCGTTCAACGCGAAGCTCGCCGAGCTTGACTACCGAGAGCGGTCCGGTGAGCTCATCAGCGCGAAGGACGTTCGAGACATCGCCTTCGAGCGGTCGCGCACCATCCGCGACCTCCTCATCGCCGTCCCCGAACGCCTTGGTCCCGTCGTCGCCGGGCTCGATGACCCCGTCGAGTGCATCAAGGCCATCGAGGATGAAATCAACCGCATCCTCGACGAAGTAGCGCGCCCGGTGGACTTCAAGTGAGCAGCGCCGCCTCCGTCTGGCTCGATGCCGAGGTCGAAGGCTACCGCCGCGACCCGGCGATGACGGTGTGGGAGTGGGCCGACCTCCGCCGCATCCTCTCGAACGTCGCGAGCGCCGAGCCGGGCCGCTGGCGGACGGACCGGACCCCGTACCTACGCGAGCCGATGGAGGCGCTCTCCGTCACGAGCGACATCTTGAAGGTCGTTATGCAGACCGGCGCGCAGCTAGGCAAGACCGAGACGGGGAACAACTGGCTCGGCTCCATCATCGACATGACGCCCGGGCCGACGCTCATGGTGCAGCCCACGGTCGAGACGGCGAAGCGCACGAGCAAGCAGCGCATCGCGCCGATGATTGAGTCCTCGCCGTCGCTCCGCGAGAAGGTCGCCGCCGCGCGCGAGCGCGATAGTGGGAACACGGTGCTCATGAAGGAGTTCCGTGGCGGCCTGCTCATCATCACCGGAGCGAACTCGGGCGCGGGCCTGCGTTCGATGCCGATTCGCAACCTGTTCCTCGATGAGGTCGACGAGTACCCGGGCGACGTCGACGGGCAGGGCGACCCGGTCGCGCTCGCCGAGAAGCGCACGGCGACGTTCCCGCGCCGGAAGATACTGATGACGTCGACGCCGACCGTGAAAGGGACGTCGCGCATCGAGAGCGAGTTCCTACAGACGGACATGCGCCGCTACTACGTCCCGTGCCCGGACTGCGGACACATGGACTGGATGAGGTGGGAGAACATCCGATGGACACCGAACCAGCCGGAGACGGCGGCGCTCGCGTGTACGTCGTGCGGCGTGCTCATCGACGAACGGAATAAGACGAAGATGCTCGCGCGCGGGGAGTGGCGCGCGACGCGCGAGAGCAACAACCCGCGCATCCGTGGCTACCACCTCTCGTCGCTCTACTCGCCGCTCGGCTGGAAGTCGTGGCAGGAATGCGTCGAGGAGTTCCTCGCGGCGAAGCACGATGCGTCGAAGCTCAAGACGTGGGTGAACACGGTGCTCGGCGAGACGTGGGAAGAGCGCGGCGACTCGGTCGAGGCCGGAACGCTCCGCGCGCGCGCCGAGACGTATGCGGAGCAGGTCCCGCACGGCGTCGGCGTCCTCGTCGCGAGCATCGACGTGCAGAGCGACCGTCTTGAGGTCGCCGTCAAGGGGTACGGCATCGGCGAGGAGTCGTGGCTCGTGCACTTTGAAATGCTGTGGGGCGACCCGCTCCAAGCCGCGCTCTGGACGTCACTCGACGCGGTCCTCGCGCAGCCGTTCAAGCACGAGAGCGGGCGCATCGTCCGCATCGAGCGCGCCGTCATCGACTCGGGCGGACTCAACACCGAAGAGGTGTACCGCTACTGCAAGGTCAGGCAGCGCGCTGGCGTGCCCGTCTTCGGCGAGCCGTCGAGCGCGGACGTCCGCACGTATCCGTTGAGCATCATGCCCATCAAGGGTGGTGGCATGAAGGGACGGCCACTCATCGAGCGACCGTCGCGCACGAACCGCTATGCGTTGCCGCTGTTCGTGCTGTGCGTGGATACCGGGAAGGACACCGTGCTCGGTCGCCTACTCATCAACGTGCCCGGTCCCGGTTACTGCCACATCCCGAAGGCGGAGTGGTGCGACGACGAGTACCTCGAACAGCTTACGAGCGAGCGCGCCGTGCGTAAGTTCGTGAAGGGTCGTGGGTGGGTGCGCGAGTGGGTGCCGTTGCGTGAACGCAATGAGGCATTCGACTTGGAGGTGTACTCGCTCGCCGCTCTCTACTCGATGGGCACGACGTTCCTCCGCGCACTTCCGCAGCGCGTCACGGCATGGTCGACGCCACCGCCCGAGGGTGGTGGTGATGCGGGACCCGTCCCGGGTGCTCCGCCCGCGCCGCGCCGTCCGACGCCGCGCCGTCCCGGTCGTGGGTGGGTCGGAGGGTGGCGGAAGTAGGGGCGTGCCGCCCGTGCTGCACGCGGGCGAGAAATCGCTTGACCCCTCAAGCGACCTATGGGATATTGAATCCACGGACGGAGAGAGGCTCCGGACGAGGACCCGAGACAAGGAGGAGCACAATGAAGGACCTAACGGCGAAGGGCGCGCTCGACTTCAACGCGACTGAGGTCACGTTCGAGGCGACGTCGAAGCGCGCGAAGGAGTTCCTCGCGCGGACGATGGGACACGGAGCGGTCGCGTTCACGGTGAAGAAGTCGAACGTCGACAAGTCGCTGGCGTACCTGCGGGACTTCGGCTTCACGGTCGAGGTGGTGTCGTGAAGGCGCGCTCGGTGGAGTTCGAGGTTCGTCGGCTCGACGAACACGGCGACGCATTCGACGTCGACCACTACGCGACGGCCAAGGAGGCGCTCGCGGTCGCGCTTCGGGATTGGTTGAGCCGCGAGCAGGCGGCCGTCGTCGTCGAGCGCCACGACTGGCGCATCGCCGACCCGGACCGCGCGTACACGGAGTTCGCTCTGTTCGGCGACACGACAGCCATCGAACGGTGGCGGGGAGGTGCGCGGTGAAAGGCGAGACGATGTTCAGTCGCGAGAGCGCGGACACGCGGCGCTCGGTGGTCTGCCGCAAGTGCCTCGACGGGAAGCTCCGCGTCCTCTACTACCAGTGGGGCGGGACGACGTTCGTGTTCATCGTCCCGAGCCTCGCATACGCCGGGGTGTTCGGAGACAGCTACCTCGGTGGGATGAGCGCGACGGAAGCCATCGACGTCGCGGAGTTGGTGCGGTGAGCCGCGCCGGGCGGAAGAGCGCGACGGTCTGCGTAATCTGCGGCGACCGATGCTCGCACACGCACGCGGTCGTGATTGGACGGAAGCCGAACGGCGTACCGCGCCTGCTATGCGGCGCGTCGTCCTGCATCCGGGAGTGGAACAGACGCGGCGATGAGATTCGCCGGACGTGGGTCGAGAACCGAGGAGGTGGCAAATGACGTTCGAGGTGAAGACGGACCTGATGAGCGGCGCGCTCTACGTCGCGGACGTGACGAACCCGACCCGGCCGTTGACGGCCGCGCGCGACATCACGACGCCGACGCTCGCGTCGAACGTCGCGCGGATGATGAACGGCCAGACGCTCCTGCTGTGCTCGTGGTGCGGCGCTCGCGCCGCGACCCGGATGCAGGTCGACCGCGCGACCGGAGCCGACAGCCTCTTCTGCCCGAACTGCGCCGTCGGTGGGGCGTAGGCCCGGGGGTCGCTGCCACGGGGCGAAAAAATCTCGCTCCGTGGCGGCCCTGCCGCACGCGGCCAGCACCGGGGTAGGGGGATGCGGGCCGTGTGGCAGTAGGGGCGGAGCCGTGTCGATTTTCGCTTGACCCCTCAAGCGACAGGCTCTATAGTTCTTTACGTCGGCAGGGAGAGGCCCCGCCGAGAACGGACGCAAGACACGGAGGATAGACCAGATGAACACGACCCGGACCTACGGCATCGAAATCGAAGCGACGAACGCGAACATGCACGACGTCGCCTCGGCTCTCCGGAACGTCGGCATCAGCGCGAACGTCGAAGGCTACAACCACCACACGTCGCGGTCGTGGAAGCTCGTCCCGGACGGCTCGGTTAACGGAGCCTACGCTTTCGAGTTGGTCAGCCCCCCGCTCTCCGGTCAGGCCGGGCTCGACGAAATCAAGAAGGTGTGCGGCGTTCTCAAGGCGCTCGGCGCGAAGGCCAACAACTCGTGCGGGATGCACGTCCACGTCTTCGCCGGGGACCTGACGGCGAACAGCATCAAGCGGCTCCTCAAGCTCTGGTGCAAGTACGAGGGCGCGCTCGAATCCCTCGTCGCTCCGTCGCGCGTCAACAAGTCGTGGGCGCGCCGCGTCTCCGAGCGGTTCGGCTATCGCGACACGCTCGTCAACGTGTTCGAGCGCATCGGCTCGTTCGAGACGACGCTCGCGCTCCGCGGCCAGATGAACCACTGCCGCTATCACGCGCTCAACCTCGAAGCTCTCGACCGTCACCGCACCGTCGAGTGCCGTCTCCATCAGGGTTCGACGAACGCCGCGAAAATCACGGCATGGGTCGAGCTTCTCGTCGGGCTCGTCGACCGCGCGACCGTCGTCGAGCGCATCACGACGGACGGACACAACTCGCTCCTCCACCTTCTCGCGCTCACTGTCGAGACGCCGCGCGTCCGCGACTATCTCGCGGCCCGCCCGTCGCGCATCTCGCGGAACTGCACGACGCACCGCGCCGCGAACATCACGCGCACCGAAGTCACCGTCTAACATCCACCACGGAGCCCGGCACCTCGCCGGGCTCCACAGAAAGGAAAGAGCGATGCTTTACTTCGCATACGGAGCCAACACGAACCGGGCCGCGATGAAGTACCGGTGCCCGCAGGCAACGCCGGTCGGCGCGGCCGTCCTCTTCGACTACGCGCTCCGCTTCAAGGTTCACGCCGACATCGAGCCCGCACGCGGCGAGAAGGTGCACGGCGCGCTGTGGGACATCTCCGCTCGCGATGAGCGCGCGCTCGACATGTTCGAGGGATACCCGAACTACTACATCAAGAGCGAGGTGCGCGTCAGGCACAACGGCCGGTGGGTGCTCGCGATGGCGTACGTGATGCGCGAGCGCGAGTGGCTCTCGTACCCGGCCGTCTACTACGAGTCGACGCTCCGTGTCGGGTATGCGTCGTTCAGGCTCCCGGTCGTGCAGCTTGAGCGCGCGCTCTTCGACGCGGCCGTCGCCGACTACGAGAGCCTCGACGGGACCGAGGACATGCCCGAGGAGAACAACGAAGAGATGGCCGATTACGCAACGCAGGAAGAGTTGTCCCTGTAGCAGTACACTCACACCACGGAGGTTCACAATGTCACACGAACTGGACCGCAACGCCGTCACTGGGAAGCTCGCGATGTTCTCGGTCCGCGAGACGCCTTGGCACAACGAGGGCGTCCTGCTCAACGAGGCACCGTCGCTCGCCGATGCGATGAAGCTCGCCGGTGCCGACTACGAGGTCGGGCTCCGCCCGCTCTACGTCACGACGTCGACCGACACGGACATCGCCGAGGCGGCGGTCCTCTCGCCGACGGGCAAGGCCATCGTCCGGCTCGACCGCGGCCACGTCCTCGCCGATGACATCCTCTCCATCGTCGGCGATGGATACGTCCCGGTGCAGAACCGCGAAGCGTTCGAGGTGCTCGAACCGCTGCTCGACAAGGGCGTGGCATCACTCGAGACGGGTGGTGTGCTCAGGCACGGGCGCGATGCGTGGATGCTCGTCCGCTTCGACATCAAGGACCCGGTCGTGCAAGAGGTGTTCGCCGATGAGGTCGTGCCGTTCGGGCTCATCACGAACAACCACTCGGGCGATGCCAAGGCGCTCGTGATGCAGACGCCCATCCGCGTCGTCTGCGCGAACACGCTCGGGCAGGCGCTCGTCGGATGGCGCGACCGCGCCGACACCATCGCCGTCGCGCATCGCGGCGGCGCGCGCGTGAAGCTGGTCGAGGCGGCCGAGAAGCTCTTCGGCGGAATCGTCGAGCGGTATCGCGTCATCGCCGAGCAGTACGCCGCGCTCAAGGCACGCATCCTCACGGTCGAGGAGTTCACGTCGCACGTCCTCGACGTCGCCTCGCCTCTCCCGCGTGAGCTTCACACGCCCGAGGGTGAGCACCTCACGGTCCGTGGGTATGACCTCGCGCGCGCGGCATCGGAGAAGCGGCGCACGGCCATCCTCGATGCGTGGGTGTCGGGCACGGGACACGTCGGCGACCACTCGGCATGGGAAGCGTACAACGCCGCGGTCGAGGTCATCGACCACGACGCGACGATGTTCCGGGTGCGCGGCTCGCGTGTCGCGTCGCTCATCAGCGGTCGGCTCCTCGACAAGAAGAGCGCGGTGCTCGACCACGTCGCGCGGCTCTGCCGCAACTAGGGACGGGAGAGGAGCCCGCAGGGACGCGGCGGGGTGGGGACCCCCGGGGCAGCCGACCGGGGGTTCCTGCTGGCCCTGCTGGCAGCGGCGGAAATATCGCTTGACCCCTCAAGCGACGTCGGCTATAGTTCTTTACGTCGGACGGGAGAGGCCCGGACGGCAGACCCGAAACACGGAGGCTCGCAATGAAGACCACGACCATCGCCACCCGCCCCGCGAAGTCGTACGAACTCGGCACCGTCCGCATCGACGTCCGTCTCTACGTCGAGGGTGGCTACTCGCTCGGCTACTGGCTCGGATTCATCCCGAAGGGCGAAGAGGCGCGGCAGGTCACCGCCGGTCCGATGGTCCCCGGGCCGTGGCCCTACTCCGGGATGCACGCGGCCATCATCACGGCGGAGCGCACTGGCTCGGCGCGCGACATGCAGGTCGCTCGCGAGGCCGGGCTCGAAGTCCGCATCGCCGAGGGTGACGTCCTCGAAATCGAAGGCTCGCTCTTCCGCGTCACGTTCCTCCGCAAGCCGCGTCCCGGCCGCGAAGGCGAGCACCTCCAGTTCACGGCCGTCGAGCGCGAGCCGTTCATCGGCGCGGTCGAGAACATGAGCATCTCCGCCGAGGACACCGACCCGGCGGTCGCGGTCTACGTCAACATCGCAGACGACGAGGGCGAGGACGTCACGCTCATCATGGGCGAGCCGCAGCTTCGCGAGTGGGCGGCGATGCTCACCCACGCGGCGGACAGCATCAAGGCGGCACGGGAAGCCAAGTAGCACGCACCGCCCGGGCGGGAGACTCCCGCCCGGGAGCGCAGTCAACGGAAGGGAGCACGACAATGGCACGCAACTTCAAGGTCAGCGGCGTCACGCACCAGCTTTCGTTCGCAGTCGGTCGCGAGACGGCACAAGTGTACGCATTCCCCGACGACGGTCCGACTCAGTACCTCGGTGACGTGATGGCGGTCGTGCGCGGCGACGGCGTCGTCGTCTGGCGGTCGAGCGCGTCGTCCCTGCTCAAGCATTCGGCAATGTCGGCGGCGCGCTACCTCATCCAGCGGCACGCGGACCGCACGTCTCTCATGTTCGCGCACGACGAGGCGCTCGCCGACAACGCGAGGCGCGAGCGTCGTGCTCAGGAGGGACGCGAGCGGCTCGCGCGCGAAGCGGTCATCGCGGCGGACGAGGCGCACCGGCGCGCGACGCTGCCGATGCTCACGGTCGA